CTGCTTTCACATATCTATACCTATTTCCATCTTCATCCCAAGCTAATTGACCTACTTTATGTTCAGCAACTGCTGATTTTCTGTAAGCATCACCTGAGGTTATGACTGTTGGTGCTGATAGTTTTGCCATATTATACTCCTGTAATTCCGGTTAATTTACCTTGTCTTCGGGGTTGGGAACCAACCATTTGCCCGATAACGTAGAATCTTCCAATCATTCCTGCCTGGTTAGGCATTAATTGCATTTTCTGGAAGAACCAACCTGCATCGCTAGGAGCCTTTAATTGGGCTGCGACACCTTCCATGGTCTTTCCTGTTAGAGATACTTTTTCAAGTACTCCTGCATATTTACTAGGAACAATGTTTCTACCTCGCCACTCTAAATATCTTTCGTTTAACATATACCAAACTCCGCTTGTTGCAGCTTCATCTGCTATAACTGGAATTCCTCTGTAGGATAATGCGGTAAATCCTGCTGCACCTTTAAGGTCAGCCTTACTTCTGGAAATACTGTTTCCTCTTAAAGACAATGCTGGGTATCCAATAGAAGCATATTCTGCTCTTACTGAAGGCTGCAATAGTCTTTCGTATAAATCCCATACTGTCTTCGTTGTCAAGTTAATAGATGGACTTTCAGTCTCTATTCCTGCAGAACTTACTGCGGAGTCTAATGTAGCTAGTTTAGCTAGTGTTAAAGACCCACCAGATGCTGTTACTGTGGAGTTAAGAGGCGTATATGTCGTTCTACTTTGACCGCCAAAGGTTGATGTGTTAGTTCCATCATCTACATGAGCTTCCAACCCTAGTGGTTGATTAGCTGCCCCTGTCCCGAACATTGCTGTTCCTAATGACTGGATACTTTCGCCTACTGCTTCTTCCAACTTGAACACATCTAAATCAATGGATTGTTCAGGTCCTGAATTAGCAAAAGACTCTAGCATTACGGATACTACTGGTTGAGCAAACGCGGTATGTGCGAATGATAACTCAATAAGAGTATCGGAGGCTGCTGACGATAAGGTTTCTAATCCTGCAAAATATTCTCCTAAACCAGAATCAGTAATCTTTATAGGAACATCAAATGTCTTCCCATTAAAAGGTTTACCATTTCCCATTACACGAGCCATAAATGTTCTAGAATTAAGAACATTATCTACAACTTTTTTGTAGAGTTTTCTCTCTGTAGTAGGATTGATTCTTGCGTTAGGATTAATACCTGATGGTGTTACATCCTGTGCCATATTTCTTTTCCTTTACTTAATTTAATAAATGCAGGTATAAAAAAATCCACACCCATAAAGAGTGCGGATAAATTCCTGCCTAAAATAATTATATCTTAAAGAGCCTACATGTCAAATCAGTTCACTAAGTCCGTGAAACTAGAGTTCCTTAACTGCTCATAAGAAATGTCTTCACCTTCTCCTGACGATATTGGTACATTTCCACCTGATACTGGTGCATCTTTTCCTGCCTGTACTGGTGCTTTATAATATCTGCTATATACATGGATTACATCTGTAATAGGTGGCAAACCCTTTTTCTCTCTGTCTTGGGATACCTCATACATCTTATTAAAAATATCTGCCTGTACTTTAAGTCCTCTGTCTTCTCGTTCTGCTTTAGTTAATATTTTGCCATCATTTAATTTCTTTTGTATTTCTGGTGCTATCTCTGGTACTAACCCTTCGTTTCTTAAATATGCTAACTGACTGTCCCATTCTGTGTTGATTTGAGCTTCCCTCTCTTGCATAACAGCAAGTTTCTTTTTGTCATCTTCTGCTAATATTTTCTGTTCTTCGTCTTTTTTAAATGTTTGATATTCAATAGAAGCATCTATAACTTCTTTCCAGTTCTTAGGTGCGTCTTCACCTCTTGATTCCCATGGGAACTTGTAGCCTTGTTCCTCTGCTACTACCTTTTCTTCCTCTGACATACCTAAAGCCTTTAATATCTCTTGCTTGGTTTCTTCTTTGGTCTTTGCTTTTACTTCTTCAATTACTTCCTCAAGGGGTACTTCGGGTTCTTTGGGTGTTTCTACCTCCTCTACGATAGTCTCTGCGGGTTTCTCCTCTGTTTTGGTATCTGTGGGTTCCTCTACTACTTCCTCTGTTACATCCTCGCCTAGAAATTCTTTTACTGTCTCATTAGTTTCATCAATACTACCTTCATCGGGCGTATCAACTTCTTCTTTATTTTCTTCTATAGGGGTGTCTTGATTTAATTTATCCATGAAATAATTATATTACAATACGATTTATTTTACAAACTACTTATTTAGTTTTGTACCTATATAAGATACGCCATACTCCGTACCTGCTGACTCTGGAACATAGCCCTTAATATCAGGGTTCGGTATACTTCGTTCTCTTTTCATTATTTCTTCCCAATTGCTTAGTACTGATTTTTCATCTGGTGATTTTTTAATATTCCAACCCATTACATAGCACCTGCAGGAGCCTGTGGAGCCATACCTTGAGCTTCAGGACTTACAGGACCTCCTTGTACTGGCATTTGTGGTAATTCTTGAGTCATTTCTTCAATGCCTCTATTTTCTATATATTGTTGAAAGTACATCTGTGGTTGGGTTTGAAATAGCATTAATGCTTTAGCCCTACCCTCTGGGTCACTTGCTTCAATATCTCTAAAGAATGTAACAGGGTCTATCATTGCTATCTCTACTAATTGAAATGCTTCTGATTTTCTCCTTAGCTTATCAACTGAACTTGCTGATACTGCTACTTCCATTCCATCTTCTATTAAGTCCCTAGTCAGTTTCTTGAATACCATGCTTCCATTTTCTCCTACTAATCTTTCAAGGTGTTCTTCTGTATAGAATAACTTCATCATTTGCATAGCCCAATCAGCCATCCATTCAGCCGCTGCATTTATTGTTTCCTCTACCTCGTTATCTATTCTTGTATAGTCAGACTCTTTATATAGTTGGGTTTGTGTTGCTGTATTCTCCCCACCTCTTTCACCTCTTAATGCAGCATTAACACCTTCCTTAGTAAATATTCTTTGTCTGTTTTGTTCTTGGTCTTGAAACAGCGCTTGTGTTGGTTGAGTACCGGGTATAAATGAGTGAACATCTCTTAAATTACCACTAACAAGTAAGTCTGAATTTGGGTCTGCCATATCAATTTGTGCTACATCACTTGCTGTTAAACCGCTCTCTGTACTAAATACATTTTTACCTTTAGATGTATTAGCTAATTCTGTTATCTGTTTACCTCTTATATTTACATTGTCTTGTAGCCATAGTGATTGCTCTATCCTAGTTGTTTCGTCATAAACCATTGTCTTTAAACCCTCATGGCTCATAAACTTAAATGGTTTTCGTGGTCTATCAAAGTGATTGTGGTATACCTTTTCTGATTGAATGTCTAATGATTCACCACGCATCATTGAATCTCTAATAAGCCCATCTGTTATAGGACTCTTACCTTCTGTTTCAGTCTCGTATGTGAAGTAATTAGTCTCACCATCCCAATCCCAGTAAGGATGTTTTATCTTATCAAAGACAACCTTTTTATATTTCCATGCTGTTCCCTCTACCCTCACCCACTTACCATTTTCTTTCTTATACCAAGTGAACCATATTTCTTGAACCTTTAATTTAGTAGCAAGTCTTTTCTCACTAGCCTTTATCTCTTGGTCCCATCTTAATTCATTGAATAGCTCAGTCTTCTTGCCTTCCCATTTCATTAATATCTCTTTAACTGTCATTTCGTAAGTGTGGCAAATCCAATTGAGGTCGTCCTCATTGATTGCTGTATTATCTATTTTTACATTTTTTGGGTTTATTACATCAAAGGTATAATCACCATTCTTACCTAGTTCACTATCCCATCTTGCTTTTATTATTCCAGTAAAGTAAACAGGTCTATGTGTATAGGCTGTTCCCAATACTGTTCTTATTTTTCTTTTTTTAAATTTACCGTTCAATATCTCCGATAGTTCTTCTGCTATTATTCTACTTTCATCGCTATCATTTCCAGGCTTAACTATCATTTCAGGAACTCTTGATACCGCTACTGCCTTTAGTGTTCCCTCTGCTTCAAATATTACATTATCTTGGTATCTTGCATTGTATTTCTTGTATTCCTTGTTCTTCTCCGCATCATCAATTAAACGACCAAAGTAATATCTCTCATTTCTATCTCGTCTTTTAGTCAAACCTATCTTTTCAAAAAATGTATCTGAATTGGAAATTAAACCATCTATTACCTCTACAAACTCCTCGTCTTTGAGGTCCAGTTTTAATGGGTCTTGCTCTATAAATTGTTCTTCATTTGGTGCTTCGTTATCTTGCATAGTTGAATTATATCATTCTAGAAATTGTCTAACTGCATCTTCAAATACTATCTTCCTACCGCATTGAGGATTCTTACATTGTATCTGTATTGGATAAGGTAATGGGCTTTCCCCTGGTATCTCTGCTATCAAATCACCTTTATATTGTGCAATAGGACTTCTGCAGTCAGGACAATGGTATATTTTCCAACTATCATCACCCTCAACAGGCACTATCCATACTGTATAAATTCTTTTAGCAGGTCTCATTTTAAGTGTTTCTAGGTTAAGTTTCTTGTTATGAATGGGTGCTCTCTTGTTGTAAGTGTGGGTATTCATATATTTATTATACTACAGCGTTCTCCAGTCACGCCTTTTCAGTTCCTTAGCACTCTCAAATGATGATAAGTCTAACTCATTTACTACCTCTGGCAAATACTTCTTCTTTTCAGGTGGCGACATAGCTCCTAACTTTGTATTTATAAACTTAACATCTGATAGTCCATAAGTTAATGCATCATAAAGGTGGTCTTCGTTAGTAGTGTCTACATCCTCAACCCTGTGTGCATCATATACCAATAAAGGAACAGTCCTTATCGTATGTTCACAATTCTCCGCTATTAGCATATAAGGTAAGCCGTCAGGTGCTAATGATAGCCAGTTGTGAAGCGTTGCAACTCTCCCTAAACGATTTCTAGTACCTCTCTTGAGTTTTATCCAATA